AACAACAGCAGAAAAAGAACCGTACCCATAATCACAGGCGCGAAACTTAACCCAATTACGAGGTATATCGTAAGGATCAGTAGTATGTATGGATCTGTCAAACTCAGGAAACGCCGCACCTTCAGCAACATCCCAATTACCCTCTAACAACTGTTTACGTTGATGCTCAGGCAAGGATAGGAGCATCGCTTCATAGTCACCTTGATCATACAGATACGGATTATCTGTTAGCATCGCAGGGATAAATCTTCTTTTGAATAATGGTTCACCGGCCCTGCTGTGACCAGAAGGATACACTAAAGTTTTCCCAGATTCAATCTCTGTTGCATGAAATGCTTTACCTGCTGGTGCAGGATCAATAAACATTTTCTTTACCCATTGGTGGCCGGGACCACCGGGGTTTGTTGTTGCCCTCATGTAGATAGGCAAATCAGGAGCAGTACTCCGTAAACGTGAACGCATGTAGTCCCAAGCAAAGGGACTATGCCACTGCGTTAATTCGTCAAAGCCAATCCAACTAAATGCTTGACCTTGGTAGCGCATGACATCTTCATCTCTATCGAGATAGGAGAACCAAAGCCTTGCACCAGATGGAGCAGTCCATTGCATCTTTCGTTCTGACCACTTGATACCGGGCCAGATCTTTGGATACATTTCCTGAGACTTCCAAACAAGTTCTCTCAGTTCTTCATTTGTATGTCGTAGTAGTAGCCCGCTGAAGCTGGGGTGACCCATAAATCGCAAAGGATCAGCCAACATTGCATAAGACTTACCACCGCCTGCGGCACCTCCATACAATACCTCCCTTTCGCCTGATGCTAAGAACTCAGTCTGAGGACCGGCATTTGGCTTGAAGATAACATTATGTTCTTCTTCAGGACGAATAGGCTCAAACTCTGGCTCTTCATGAACATCGTTCCGGACTTCAATCGATGGCTGGCTCTGTATCTTCGGCTGTCTCTGACTGTTTGCAGATCCTTGCGCCGAGCCTCGTCCTCTCGATTTCCTCCGCCTTTTCGATTGCCGCTTTGTACCTTCTGGCCCATTCGCGGAGAGTTGCACTTCGTCTTTTGTTGGATTGCTCACTATCTATGCGCTTCTTTAATCCTACATGGGAAATGCTTCTTCCAGTTTGTTTTTCTAACCAGATAGAAACTTCCCGATAGCTGTATTGCTTTAAGTATTCTTTAGCTTTTTCAAGTGCCCTAAGCTCTCTTGGGATGGGCAATAACATATCTGAATCATTTGGATCTTCTTCATAACCAAAAGGAACAGTACGAGCTATTCTTGGTATCGGTAAAAAATCCTCATCAGCAATCGTGTTTTCAGGTTGTGGAAGTATCCATTTACCTGCTGATCGATTAGTCGTCATCCTCTACACGTTTCGGTGGAAGAATCATCACACCGCCTATTGCTTCAACTTGTACCTTCTCAGATTTAATAATACCGACACGATCCATGACTTCTTTAGCGGCATTCATCTTTTCCTTGATTCCTAACTCTGTAGGATCAACAATCGCACCAACCATTGCCATAGCCGCACGTGGGGCATTTCTGGCGAGGTACATGTTAGTGCGCTCTAAGATTTCTTCTCTCAGTGAATTAATAATATCGTTTGTTGAGTTCGATGGAGAATACCCAGCAAGCTTCTTCGCTTCTAGAATATCTCCACGTGCTTCATCAAAGAGCACATCGAGAAACTTCTGTTGCTTTTCAGTGAGTGTTCTTGCCATTCTTACTTTACCTTTCTGTATGCACTTGTTTTCTTTGCAATATTTTTAGGCTGTGCAACGAACTGTTTGCCCGATGCTTTTCCCTTCCGTTTGGCTTTCGTAGTAGCGGCATACTCGCTGGCCGAAAGAGCCTTGATAGCTCTCTCCGGTAGATAACGCTCCCCTGTAGCTTTCGGGCCTTGTGTAGATGGCTTGCCACTCTTGGTACGCCACTTTTGCTTTGTCCAAGCTTTCAGTGACTTCTGTGGTGCCTTCACGAGGTGTAACCTCCACCTTTTGCTTTATACTGTTTGGCAAGCATCTGAGCTTTTCTAGCTGACCATTGACCGGGCGCACCGCCCTTTCCTCCAGCTTTAATGCTGTTGAATAAGTTTTTGCGCATGGTGGGTTGTGTATAGTTTCCAGCCGCATTGACAGTGCTCCCGCCCTTTGCATATTTAGTGACTGCATTATAGGGGCCACTCTTCGCCATACCGCCACCCATCATATGCTTCTTAATTTCTTTGGGGGACTTGCCAGCTTTCTTCATTGAGATTGCGACAGCGGCCTGTTGAGCTTTTGATTTGTATGGCATTATCCACCTACCGGATTGAAGAATTCTTCGACAGTACAGAATGCATCGGTATCAGGAACACCAGATCCTGCAGTACTTGTCGTTTCTACAGTTACATAATCCCCAGCTTCAAGGACAATAAATGCACCATCAAACTTAATAAACTCACCCTGAGTTAAGTTTTTACCACCAATAATAAAAAAACTAGTAGCTACAGATGCTCTGTACCACTGTACGTTAATATCACTGGCATTACTTGAAGCGTTAGTAATGAACAACAGACTCATGTGCGCCTTTGAATTGGCAGGACATGTATACAAAGTTACAGGTACATCATCCGTGCTTATAGCAACAATCTCAGACTTTGTTCTGCTGTTCTTAGCAATCGTCATATATCAGTTTACTTCTTTTTGGCGTAGCCACCAGATTTCATGTATCCCATTTTGTTACGTACATTTGTTGGGAGTTTCTTGAGACCTGTTGCACTAGCTGGTGCTTTCTTTAAAGCTGTTCCACCCATTGCCATCTTTAGTTTCTTACCAGTTGCTAAGCACTTACCTGCCGCTTTGCATTTAGTTTTAGATTTACATCCTTTACAATACGCCATGATTACTTCTTACCTTTCTTCTGTTGTAAATGATCAGTCACGCTACCGCCAGTAGCGTAGTTATGTTGATACATCTTACCGCCTTTGCCTCTAGCCATGCCACCATCCATCATCTTAGATGATTTTTCTGGCATAACTTCGGATGGATCATTATCCATTGGCTGATCCTCAGTACCAGATGGTACGGAGTAACCTGAACCGGGAATATTGCGCAACTCAAGTAACGCTTCCATATATTCACGAGAACCCTTTTTAGAATTACGGAGCTTTCTTTCTAGTAACTTAATTTTTTCTGCATCATCCATTATTTCATTCCTTTAGATGAGTTCTGTGTCGCTTTCATTGAAGCACCGCAATTGGCGTATCCGCCTTTAGCGTATGATTTCTTAGCCATACCACCCTTTGCCTTACGTGAGCGTTTCTTCATTGCCATCTTTTCCATCTCAGCTTTAGTCATGCCTTCATAGATAGAACGACCAGTGCCCCTGATAGATGCCTTCGGTATTTTAATCTTCTGTCCGGGCTTGATCTTATTCAAGTCTTGAATCTGTGGATTCGCATCACGGAGTTCAGCAAGCTTAATACCGGAATCTCTAGCAATTGCAGAAAGTGTATCACCACTCTTAATAGTGTAGCTCGATGTCGATGAACGTGAAGTGCTATCACCTGTTGATGTAGCCGCCGCACCTGCAACTGCTCCAGCCGCTACAGCAGACTTCCTTACATTCGGCATACGGCCTTGTGGTCCTTGACCCCTGCCTCCACCGAAACGGTCTGACTTGTTTGCGTAGATAGGTGGCTCTTTTCCTCCAGCACCACCGCCAGTAGTGGACTTACCTTCGTAGGTATTTCCTCTGCGAGATTCAGTCGAAGGTGCCCCACTTTTCTGGGACTTAGGAATGTACTCACCTTCGACTGATTTCTTTTGCACTGCACGTGAGCGACCACCTCTGATTGCTGGTGCTCTACTTGCCTGCGATGTGACTGAGGGTAGCATGTTACGTATTTTAGCTGGTAAGCCAGCCTTCGCTTCTTTACCTAAGCGATTCAACTGTGAACGGATCTGCTCACCCATCTTATCTGCTTTAGAAGCAATAGAGAGTGCTTCATTGTATGCGGACTTGCCATACTTCTTGATTGCTTCTTGAGTACCCTTAGATGCGGCAAATCGCATGATGCCCATGATTGCCGCTACGCCTAGTTGTGCCGCCAT